TGATGGTGTCAAAGGTAATTCAGGATTACAAATCCAACGGCGAAATGAGAAGCACGCTTCGCCGTGATCTTCTGGGAGAGTTTTAGATATGAGTAACTTTCTTTACGGCAATTTCAAGCAGTCTTTGTTGAGCCAGAATCCGTCAGTGGATCTTGATACAGATACTATCAAGGTCGCTTTGGTGTCGAACGCGTACACGCCGAACACCAACGCGGGGACAAGCGGCGATCAGTATTATTCCAGCCTGTCTGGAGTGATCGCAACGGCAACTGTAACCAGCAAGACCGTTACCGGGGGTGTATTTGACGCGGCGGACGTGACCTTCACCAGCGTCACATCCACCGCCACGGTACAAAGACTGGTGCTTTACAAGGAGATTGCCACGGCTGCTAATAGCACGTGGCCACTGATCGCCGTGATTGGGTCAGCAACCTCGGGCCTGCCCGTCACGCCAAACGGTGGCGATATCACGGTGAGCTGGGATAACGGCTCGTCCAAGATCTTCGCACTGTAACGGGGTGAGCATTGGCAGAACAGCAGCAGCATTGGCGAGCATTTGACGCGGATTGGTTCCACAAGCACCAGTCCGCTTTGCTGCGTCTAGCAAACGCTCCGCTTCTCGGGCAGCGATTTCGCGCTGCGTTGACCCTGCGGGAAGATCTGCCCGTTGAAAAGCTGACGCCAGATGCCGCGCATTATCGCCAGGATGACGGTCAGCGCGTCGCAGAGATCTACTCCTACCCACGGCATAGCCATCGAATTTATGAGGCGTACAAGCCCATCTGGTGGGGTATGCATTGGTTTGATGAGCTGATTGCTGATCGGTATGCGCCGGAACTGTCGTTCGGTTTCGACACGCTCACCCGCTACACATCGCCGGGAGCCGTGCAATCGTTTGACGGCGTGGTCTCGTCCAGTGATTCGGTGTATACGACGGCTCAGGCCGGATCAAATCTCTTCACCGATGTCACAACCGCTCGAATGTCTGTCGAGGCGTCGCGGTCTGGTGCAGGTACTCCCGGCGATCCATATGTTTACTACATCAGCCGCGCTTTTTTGAAGTTTGACGTTTCCTCGCTGCCTGACAGCAACCTTCTGATCAATTCAGCGGTGTTGTCGCTGGTGATGGAGAGCATTCAAAACGGCAGCACATTCAGCTTGCAGGTTTTTGAATCCTCGATCAGCGACGGCTCGACGGATCTGACCTCCAGTGATTGGAGCGCGTTTTTTACCACGCAGTTTGCCAGCCGTGCGTTGTCAGGCTGGCCGACGGGCAGCTATGAGGATTTGACCTTCAACCAGTCGGGATGCGACTACATCAAGAATCGCTCGACGGGTTACGCCAAGTTTGCGATCAGGCACAGCCGGGAAATCGGCGTCACGATTCCGTCAAATAACTCCGTTGCGCTGATTTATTCGGCGGATCAAAGTGGCACGTCGTTTGACCCCAAGCTGGTGATCACGTATAGCGTCGGCATCTTTCCGACGGGCATCGCCTCAACGGTCGGCATCGGCTCGCCAACGATCGTGGCCCACCCTCCCCCGGTGGTGCCGACTGGCATTGCCTCGACGCTGGCTTTCGGCTCACCGATTGTCAGCTCTGGCGCGGCTCTGGTTTATCCGACGAGTATCACCTCGACGACGACGGTTGGCACGCCACAAGTCCCGGTGATTATGGCGGCGGGGATCGCGTCAACAAGCGCGGTCGGATCGCCACGAATCCCGATCATTCAGACGCCAGGGATCGCTTCAACGGTCACGTTCGGTGATCCAGCCATTGCGAATGGTCGCATCCTGCGTGTAGAAACGGGCATCGGCTCAACAAGCGCGGTCGGCAGTCCGGCACTCCTGCGCAGCCTGCGGGAGATCTACGTTCCGTCGATCGCTTCCACACGTGGCATTGGCAAGCCCACCATTGCGCTGATCTATCCGGCCAGCGTGTATATCTCGCGGCTGATTGATGAGCCGATTCAATACCAGTCCACGCTGTACGAGTTTGAGGACGGGTCGGTTGATGTGAACGTCCAGCCGTGCGGGATTCGTCGGTGGTCGCTTCAGTATGAAGGGTTGTCAGCGGCTGAGGCTCAGACGCTGCTCAACTTCTACAATGCCGTGCGGGGCCGGTCGGTCACGTTCAATTTCTTCCATCGCCGTGATAATGTCACCTATACCGGGGTGCGGCTGGTGTCGATGTCGTTTGACAGCCGGTCAAGAGCTTGGGTCAACGGGGCGACGGTAGTACTTGAGAGGTTGGCATAATGGCGATTGAGCGTCCAGGGTGGTACAGTCTCGCAAACGTCACGATCAGCGGCAGCACGGTGACGGCCAACAATGGCGGCGTGGATTCGTGCTTTGCGAATTCCGGCGGTGCGCCAGATGCCGGGGCGGCTGCGTTCAATCAGTACCTGAGCAACAACGAGAACTGGGAGTTTCGCTGTCAGCTCTCTGGCCGCAATCCGAACGGGAGAGCGTTTATCGGCCTGACGATGGTTGAGACGTTGAACTTCACGCAATGGGCGCACTGCTTGCACGTCTCGACGGAGACGCTTACCAACGTCGTTCCGCCTCACCCCGCCAACACAGTTTATGTCTATGAGGGCAGCTCGACGGCCAAGGCGTGGGCTGACGGCATCTGGACAAACGACGGGCAGGTGATCAGAATCCAGAACCTGGGCGGCGTGGTGCGCTATTTCATTGACTGTACGCTCATCTATCGCAGCCTGATTGCGCCAGTCGATGGTCTCCAGCCGATCATCGGGTTTGCCTGCCACAATATGCAGATCATCAATCCTGAGATCGTGACAGGGCCAGCGGTGGGGGTGGGGAGTGGCGCCATCGCCGAGGGGCCATCATTTGGTACGGGCTGCGCGGCAACGTGGACGATTCCGACACCGACGGCACTACCGCAGCCACCGACGGCAGGCGCACCGATCGCCACGCGATTTCAGGAGGTTGTCAGCCAGTGGAATGAGTACAGCGCGAACTATGCCGACGGCTCATCGGAAAGCGACACGAGACAGACGGCGCAGGTCAGAATGTTTGAGGTGGAATGGGACGGGTTGAGCGTGGCCGAGGCTGCGCTCCTCGATGCCCACTATGACTCGACCTCGGGTGGCCTGACGTTTAGCGTCACCAATCCCCACACCGACGAGGTGATTACGGGTTGTCGATATGGCTCCTACACGTTGAGTCCTCACACTCGTTACTGGTCACAAAATCGACGAGCCACGATCGTCAAATATCCGGCGTAAGTTATGCAAAACGTATCGACTCCGCTTTATCAAATCCTCACCGCGTCACAGCGCGACCTCGCGCCAGTCGACCTGTTCGAGTTCTATCCGCCTGGCACTACCGATCTGATCCCCGGTAACGCTGAACGGCGATTTGCGGCTTCGTCGCTGGTCTGGTACGGGTGGGAGTATGAGCAGCAGGCCATCAGCCGGGGCGATGTGTCGCGATATATGACCGAGAAGTTTAACTCGGTCAATATCACGCTTTCGAACGTCGATCGCACGGTTTCTGATTGGCTGTCCTCGATCACGCTGGAAGGGTATCGCGTGGTCATTCGGATGGTAAGTCGGTCGCTGTCAGACGATTCGGTGGTGCTGTTTGTCGGGCGATGTGAGAAGCCGGGAGATATCGAGAACGCGCAGATTACCTTGACGGCCAAGCAGGACTTGGGAACGATTGAGAACGAGATTCCGTTCAGCAAGTTTGATCTGAAATGTCCGCTCAAGTTCAAGGGGACGGAATGCCTTGCCGGTCAGACGTTGACAGAGAAGACGGCGACGTATCAGGAAGCCAGCGTCTGCAATAAATCGTGGTCGCAGTGCTTTGAGTATGGCAATCACAAAGCCTTCCAGGGCTTCAGGTACCGAGCGGTCATAGGCTCGTTCAAGGTCAATTCCCGACCATCGGGGATGATGGCGATGTTGGGCAGTCGCCGCGCCACCAAGCAGTGGTCAAGCTCTGACAACATCCCGATAGGTCAGTCTGTACCAATGGGCCTTGGCCGCACACAAATTGACCTGACGCCAATTCTCTACGCGGATACGGGCGAATATCTCTACGGGCATTTTATCGCCGGTGAAGGGCCGGTCAGCGAGGCCAGTCCCACCCAAGTCTTTGCGGACGTTCGCAACACCACGGCAGGCTGGGCGACGACGTTCCAGGCGAAATACGAACACCGGGGAGACTATGGCTATGACCCGGATCAGCAGACGGACAGTGCGCTTCTCGGCGATGAATATTACTCCCATCGGGCCTATGTCGAGGCCACGATTGAGGGAAACAACCCAGACACCGGCGATCCCGCACCCACGCTGGCGGCGGTGGTGTTGTGGCAGCCGACGCCGACACTAAGCGGGGCCTGTTTCGATGACACTGACTGGTCAGACAATCCGGTGGAACACGTGCGCTTCCTGCTCACGAGTGAGCGTGCGCTCAACTATCCGGCTGACTGGATTGATGACGAGGTGGCGGTCGAGACTGCCAAGTATTGCAACGAGCCGCTCATTGATGAATCGGGCTGTGAAGAATTCTGGTACGATCAAAACAACGGCACAGCCGGGATTGACTGGAAGCGATACCGGTCAACGGGCATTCTTGATTGGCAGTATTACAAGTGGGTGCTGGGTGAGATCACGTCACGACCGCAGACGCTTGGCGCAGAGTATAACGCATACGATCCGGAGAATCCGCCGGTTGACCCACCGGCATCCACCTTCTACCGGAAGCGATATACCTCGAACTGGCACCTGAAGGAGCCGATCAAGGTCAGCGACTTCCTGTTCAAGCATTTGCTGCCGTCCTTCCGTGGATACCTCGTCACTGGCGCGGATGGCAAGCTCCAGATCAAGACCGAGCGGCCTGCGCTGACCTCACTGCTCCGCAACGCCACGTCTGTTGGTGCAACCACGGTGGCGGTCGAGGATGTAACGGCGTGGCAAAGACTCGCTTACAACAATATCTACTGCCACATTGGCTCGGGAATGGAGACGAGCGAAACACGGCGCGTTACCTCCCTAGCGTATTCGTCAGCCGGAAACTCAATCACGCTGTCAGGTGTTCAGAACGTCACCGCCTATTCGGCCACGTTCGTTGGTGGTAGCAGCACACAGCAGGCCACCAACTATTTCACCGTGACGGGCGCAGCTACGGCGGCTATCGTTGTGGTCGATGGCGTGACGATCACCGGCGGCAGCGGCAGCGGCAATGCGACGATTGGCAGCACGGCGGCAGAGCTGGCGACGCGCATCAATGCTCACCCTACCCTGACCCGATATATCGAAGCGACGTGGAGCAAGGCCCAGCCAGCGGTGGTGACCCTTCGCGCCAAGCTCGGCGTGCTGACCCTGAATGCGCCGCTTGAGAACGCGCACGACACGGATGAGGCAGTGACACACGTGGCAGCGGTGTTCAGCAATCGCGCACGGGGTGTCCTCAGCAAGTCGAACATCATCCGCGATACGTTTAAATGGCCTCTTGGTGGCCGTCAGTCGTCATACAATCAATTTTCGATCGTCTATACAGACTGTGTGCAGGACTTCCAGCAAACGGAGCTGCGCGAGAACGACTATGACCATCAGGAGCTCACCAACAAGATCAACAAGTTGGAGATCTCCGGCGCGTGCGTCGACAATTACCATCAGGCTGATCGACTGGTGCAGGCTGCGCGTTACAAGTACCGGGACGGTGACTTCTTCTGTAGCTTTCAGACGACTGGCGAAGCGTTGCTTCTCGAAGAAGGCGATGTGGTCTGCGTTGAACACGACAACATCCCTGACAGTCACAATCACCTTTTTCGGATCGAGGAGCTGCGGATCACCCAGGATCACCGGGTCAACATCGTGGCGCGGCTCTATATGGAGGATCAATACCCCGACGCGGCAGCGGTGCGGACACTGGGGTTGAATACCGGATCGGTGTGGATCGCCAAGGCACCGCCAGCGGTGGACAACCTGGCGATCAGCTACACGACCAGCGATTCAGGGCGCGTCCAATTTGATTTTGGGGGATTCGTTGGCACCCAGACTGCGCGGATTGAAATCAAGCGACCGGGAGAATCAACGTGGTCGCCAGTGGCCGAGGTATCACCGGACGGACTTGGCCGGGGCGCGGCAGAGATACCGTCAATCAAGCCAAACACTGAGATCCGCGTCGTCCCTGTTGGCCCGACTGGCCTGACTGGTACGATCAGCAGTATCACCGCGACCAGTCCTCTCTATGTCTGGCCGACCAATTATCCCGTGGCCAATGGATATGTGTTGTCGAGTAATACCGGTGGCGTGTTATCGTGGATTGAGCAGACGGGCGGTGGAGGTGGCGGGAATGCGACAATCGGCAAGGCGTATGCTTGGTTCATTTCATAGAGGTCAACAATGCTGTTAATTCTGGATACGACGACACGAACCCTTAAAGCCAAAATGGATATGGCGGCAATGACGACCAATTGCTCAATCATTGTTGCGTATGCTGACCATGATGGCACCAATTTCACCGAGGGTGTTGACCCGACCACGCTGAACGGCACCACCGCTGTCACCATTTTAAGTGCGCCAGCGTCGGCGACTCGTCGCGTTGTCAAATCCATCACGGTCTACAATCCCGACGACGAAACGCACACGACCACGCTGATCTTCAACGACAACGGCACTGAGTATGGAATCACGCGCTTGACCCTTCCCCCCGGTGCGAGCTGGTCGTCTGATGACCAGACCGGCGTGAACGTGGGCGGCGCGTTGACCGACGGTGACAAGGGGGACATCTCAGTGAGCGGTGGCGGTGATACGTGGACGATCGACACCAACGCGGTGACGCTGACTAAGTTGGCGCAGATCAGCTCCGGCTCGTTCTTGGGTCGTTCTACGGCTGGGACTGGCAACGTGGAAGAGATTGGCTCGACCGGATCGGGCAACGTTGTCCGCGCTACGTCAGCCACGCTCACCGCGCCGTCAATTGCCGCTCTGGCCAATCTGACGACTAATGGCTTTGTGCGCACC